AATGTCAAATTCACGTAACTATACAAGTGGATATAGTAGCAGTGATGACGGTAAAGTTTCTTTAATGTATTTTGAATACAAGACTTATATGAATCAAGTTTTTAAAATCAAAAAAACAGATCAAGGCCTCGAAAAGGCAATTGAAAAATCAGACAGTTTTAATCCACCTGAAAATGATTCGTTTAAAAAAGTGTTTAGAACTATAGAAGTTTTATATACGGGTGTTAAGATTTTAGGTAATAATAAAATGTTAAAGTGGGAAATGTCTGAGAATATGACAAGACCATTTGCGGATACCACTAAGGTAGCTATGAATTATTCTATTTGTGCACCTAAAATATATAAGGGTAAGATAGAATCTTTAGTTAGTCGTATAACAGGCTTTGCCGATATGATTCAACTAACTCATTTAAAGCTACAACAAGTTATGTCTAGGATAGTACCGGATGGTGTATTTTTAGATATGGATGGTTTAGCTGAAGTTGATTTAGGTAACGGAACATCATACAATCCAGCAGAAGCATTAAATATGTATTTTCAAACGGGTAGTGTTGTTGGTAGATCGTTAACGCAAGATGGTGAATTAAACAGAGGCAAAATACCTGTACAAGAATTATCTTCGTCATCAGGTCAAGGAAAAATATCAGCTCTTATAAATACTTATCAGTATTACTTACAAATGATAAGGGATGTAACGGGGTTAAATGAAGCAAGAGATGGTAGTCAACCGGATAAGAACTCTTTGGTAGGGCTTCAAAAGATGGCCGCTAACGCGTCTAATGTAGCTACTAGGCATATTAAACAGGCTGGTTTATTTCTAACGCTTAAAACGTGTGAAAACGTTTCGTTAAAAATAGGAGACTTGTTAGACTTTCCTTTGACTCGTAATTCTATGAATAACAGTGTATCAATATACAATGCTGAAATTCTAGATGAAATAGATACTTTAAATTTGCATGACTTTGGTATATACTTAGAGTTAGAGCCAGACGATGAAGCTCAACAGCAATTAGAGCAAAACATACAAGTTGCATTACAATCGGGAGGCATTAACTTAGAAGACGCTATTGATATTCGTCAAATTAAAAACATTAAGTTAGCTAACGAATCTATTAAGTTCAGGAGACAGAAGAAAGAAGAATCTGATAAAGCGGCTCAGCAAGCAAATATACAAGCACAAGCGGCGGCAAACGCTAAAGCATCAGAAGCTGCAGCAATGGCTGAGGTACAAAAGCAACAAGCTTTATCTGAAACTAAAATAAAAATAGAGCAATCTAAATCTCAGTTTGAGATACAAAAAATGCAACAAGAGGCAGAGATTAAAAAGCAATTAATGGAAGTTGAATTCCAGTACAATATGCAACTAGCTCAAGCTCAATCTGGTGCGCAAGAAAATAACGAAAAGTATAAAGAAGATCGTAAAGACGATAGAACAAAAATACAAGCAACTCAACAAAGCGAGTTAATCGATCAAAGAAAAAATGATTCTTTACCAAAGAATTTTGAATCCGCAGGGTTTGACAACCTCGGTGGATTTGGCCTAGAACAATTTGAACCTAGGTGATAACTATTTACTAATTTTATAATATCATATCATGTCAGAAACATTTAAAGTGGATCTTAAAAGAGGTCTTAAAACAGAATTAGATAACGTTACTAAAGTTGACTTATCTGAACCAGCAGCTGCTATTGAAGAAGTAGTTGAAAAAGTAGCCGAAGAGGTAATCGAAGAGGTTGTCGAAAAGGTTGCCGCAGAACCAGAGGAAGTAATTAATATAAATGAAATTACAGAACCTGAAGATGTAGCGAAAGTAGAAAAAATTATTGAGTCTACCCCAAAAGCAGATTTACCTGAAAACGTAGAAAAGCTTGTAGATTTTATGAAAGAGACAGGCGGAACCGTACAAGATTATGTTAGGTTAAACGCAGATTACAGCAAAGTAGATTCAGATACGTTGCTAAGAGAATATTACAAACAAACAAAATCACATTTAGATAACACTGAGATTGATTTCTTAATGGAGGACAAGTTTGATTTTGATGAAGATATTGACGAGGAGCGAGACATCCGCAAAAAGAAACTTGCAAAAAAAGAAGAGGTTGCAGAAGCAAAGGATTTTTTAGAAGGTCTGAAAGACAAATATTATTCGGAAATCAAGTTGAGACCCGGATCGTCGCCAGAGCAAAGTAAAGCTTCCGAGTTTTTCAATCGCTACAATGAGAATCAAAAAGTAGCAGAGCAACAACATTCAACGTTTAAAGAAAGCACTAAACAAATGTTTACACAAGATTTCAAAGGTTTTGATTTCAAATTAGGTGAAAAAACATTTAGATATGGTGTTCAAAATGTAGAAAAAGTTGCAGAAAACCAATCTAACATTAATAACCTCATTGGGAAGTTCCTAAATGACAAGGGTGAAGTAACGGATACGAAAGGTTATCACAAAGCTATTTACGCTGCAGACAACGCAGACACTATCGCTAAACATTTTTACGAGCAAGGCAAAGCTGATGCAGTAAAAGAAGTACTAGCAAAATCTAAAAACGTTAGTTCAGACGTGCGATCAACTGCACCATCTGATGTTAGCATTGGAGGATTTACAGTAAAAGCAATTAGTGGCGTCGATTCTTCAAAATTAAGAATTAAAAAAACATTTAAGAATTAACATTAAAACATTTTATTATGGCATTAACAGGTGGATCGGGTTTAATACCCTTCGCAAAAAAATCGGTATTATCAACAAATTATATCGACTTTACAAGTGCAGATGCGGATAGCGCAAACTGGGCACAACAATACATTCCAGAAGTTTACGAAGCGGAAGTTGAAAGATACGGAAACAGAACTATTGGAGGATTTTTAAAAATGGTAGGAGCTGAAATTCCTATGACGTCGGATCAAGTAGTATGGTCGGAACAAAATAGATTGCATGTTTCTTACACAGGACTAGCCTTTACAAACGCGGGTGCTTTATCATTGCTTCCAGCAACTAATGTAATTGGTGTAGGCCAAACTATATTGGTTATTAAAGCTGATGGATCTGCTTCTGCAAAAGCTTACGTTTCTGCAATTACAAACGGAACTACTGTAGCTATTAGAGGTTACTCTAACAGTGTTGCTGAGATTTTCGCTTTAGTAGGTGCTACTGGAGTTAAAATATTTGTATATGGATCTGAGTATGCAAAAGGTACTGATACAACTGCTGTATCTATCGAACCTTCTTTCACTCAGTTTTCTAACAAGCCGATTATCATTAAGGATAAATACGAAGTAAGTGGTTCTGATGCATCTCAAATTGGATGGGTTGAAGTAACTACTGAAGGTGGAGATTCTGGATATTTATGGTATTTAAAAGGTGAAGGAGAAACTAGATTACGTTTCGAAGATTACTTAGAAATGGCTGTAGTTGAAGGCGAAAAGAAATCTGGTAACGGAGATGTTCCAACTGGAATCGAAGGTACTGAAGGTTTATTTTCTGCTGTAAGTAGTAGAGGACAAGTTGATAGTGCATATGGCGGAAATTTATCTTCTTTTGATGCTATCCTTAAAGGATTAGACAAAGAGGGAGCTATCGAGGAAAACATGCTTTTCTTAAATAGAACTACTGCTTTAGCTTTTGATGATATGCTAGCTGGATTAGACGGTGGAAACACAGGTGCTGGATCTGCTTATGGTATATTCCAAAACGATCAGCAAATGGCATTAAACTTAGGCTTCTCTGGTTTCAGACGTGGATCTTACGATTTCTACAAAACTGACTGGAAATACTTAAACGATGCTTCAACTAGAGGATTGGCTGCAGATGCTACCATAAATGGTATCTTAATTCCTGCAGGAACTTCAACTGTTTATGACCAACAATTAGGGAAAAACATTAGAAGACCTTTCTTACACGTAAGATATAGAGCCTCAGAAGCTGATGACCGAAGAATGAAATCTTGGTTAACTGGTTCTGTTGGAGGAGCTGCAACATCTTCTTTAGATGCAATGGAAGTACACTTCCTATCTGAAAGATGTTTATGTGTGCAAGCTGCAAACAACTTTGTATTATTTACATAGACTAAAGTAAATTATTGTAATTTTTACCCTCGTTAAATATACGGGGGTAATTATTACTCTTTTAAATTATTTAATTATATTATATCATGGCAAAACAAAAAGTAGCTGCAAAAGCAGTAGAAGTAAAACCTGTTGCAACGGAAAAGATTGCAGTAGAACAAACAATTATATCATCAGAACCTGCGTGGGTTATAAAAGATAGAAGTTATTATTTAGCGGGTAGCAAGGAACCTTTAACATTTAGATTAAATTCCAGACATTCCTATTTAAAACCTTTACTTTATTTTGATGAAAAAGAAGGGGAACAATTAGAGTTAAGATATGCAACTAATCAGAACTCTCCATTTGTACAAGAGCAAACCGGAGAAGCTACACTAGGGCAGATACTTTTCGAAAACGGTGTGCTAAGCGTACCTAAACAAAGACAAAATTTACAGAAATTATTATCTTTATATCACCCAGACTTAAACAAAAAGTATCACGAATATGATGCTCAAGAAGAAGCCAAAGATGAATTAGAAGATTTAGAAATAGAATTTGAAGCAATATCAGCGGCAAGATCAATAGACATCGACCAAGCAGAAGCTATTTTAAGGGTAGAGAAAGGATCTGAGGTTGCTAACATGAGTTCTAAGGAGATTAAAAGAGATTTATATATATTTGCTAGAAGCAATCCATCCTTGTTCTTAGAACTGGCTAATGACGAAAACGTTCATTTAAGAAACGTTGCAATTAAAGCTACTGAATCAGGAATTATATCTTTAAGCGAAGACAATAGAACATTTAACTGGGCTAGTAATAACAGGAAATTAATGACTGTGCCTTTTGATGAAAATCCATATTCAGCTATGGCAGCTTTCTTTAAAACAGATGAGGGGATGGAAGTCTTCAGATCTATAGAGAAAAAATTAAATTAACACGTAATATATTTATAGGGGGTAGTTACTCTATCCCCTTATATTACATTAAACAAAAATAAATGGCAATAAACGTAAATACTGTTTACAAAACAGTTTTATTAATACTTAACAAGGAGCAACGGGGATATATGACTCCTGATGAGTTTAATAAAATGGGTCAACAAGTACAACTTGAAATATTCGAAAAATACTTTGAAGATCTAAACCAGCTGATTAGAGGTCCACAAACGGAATCTGATTACGCTGATCGCGTTAGTTATTTAGAAGAAAAAATATCTGTATTTGAAACTAGCAACTCTTCTCAAGCTGTTAATTCAGGTACTGCAGTTTTAAGTAATGTACATAGGCTTAATACAGTTGCTTATAACGGAATTGAATTACAATCATTAGGTAAAAAAGAATATTATAACATTCTAAGATCTCCTTTAACAAAACCTACAGAAACGTATCCTATATATACTCAAGAAGGACAGACTCTTTATATAAAGCCAACTTCAATAACATCTATAGAAACCACTTTTTTAACAAAACCAGTAGCGCCTGTATGGGGCTTTACAGTGGATTCTAACTTACAAATTTTTTTATATTCATCAAGTGCTTCCACAGACTTTGGTTTACATAGCTCAGAGCAAACGGAAGTAATACTTAGAATATTAGCTTATGCAGGTATAATAATAAGAGATCCTCAAGTAGTACAAATTGCCGAGGCTAAAGTACAACAACAAAACATAAACGAAAAAAGTTAATAAATGGGTTTAATAACAGAAAATAATGCGCATTACTACTCTGGACAACAGATGTATATACAGAAAACCGGGACCGGAACTAATGTATCTATACTTTGGGAAGGAGATGTTATTTTAACAGCTACCACTGGAATATCAAATACTAATTACAGGGTTACTAGAAATAACATTGTTATTGTAGAGGGTACCGATTATTCTTTATCAAATAAATCTGTTATAATTAATAGTACCGCTTTAGGCGATATAATAGTTATTGAACTTTTTACGCCTGACGTAGAATCTAATTACGGAGGTTATGCATATATTTCAATAGAAGATATTGTAAACAACTTTCAAGTTGCATACGTTGGTGAAGATAAACTTATAGCTAAAGTTAAAAGAACTGATATTATATTTCATGCTAAACGAGGATTGCAGGAATTTTCTTACGATACTTTAAATAGTATTAGATCACAGGAATTAACAATACCTTTAAATTTAAGCATACCGTTACCTCAGGATTACGTTAATCATGTAAGTATTAATGTTATTGACGAAAACGGTTTAAAACAACCTATCTACCCTAATTCAGTAAGCCAATCGGCTACTAATTTACCGCTACAGGATTCTGCGGGTATTCCGATGCAAGATAACTTTGGTAACAACATTAAGGCTTCGAGCTCTACGGTTGAGGAAAACTTTGATGCTTTTAATTTACAAAAAGTTTCAGGCAGGAATTCACAAAGAGGACAGCGATATGGGTTAGATCCAGTTACTTCACATACGAATGGGGTATACTTAATTAATAAGAGAGAAGGTAAAGTTTCTTTTAGCAGTGGACTAGTTAATAGGCCTATAATCTTTGAATACTTATCAGACGGATTAGCTTACGACGAAGACACAAAAATACCTAAAATGGCAGAAGAAGCAATGTATGCTCACATTTTATATTCTATTTTAGCAAATAGATCCAAACAACCGGAGTATGTTGTTAGAAGAATGAAGCAAGACAGATCTGCTAAATTAAGAAATGCAAAAATAAGACTATCAAACATAAAGCTTAGTGAAATCATTCAAGTAATGAGAGGTAAATCTAAGCAAATTAAACACTAATTAAATGGCTGAAGTAAAGAATAGTTTTTTAGCGTCTAAAATGAACAAAGATTTAGACGATAGGCTTATACGTAGTAATGAGTATAGAGATGCTTTAAATGTATCTGTTTCTAATTCAGAGGAGGGCGATGTAGGAGCTTTAGAAAATATACTTGAAAACTCTAATGTGTTTCCAATATCTCTAGCCTCAGCGTTTAAAAACACTGGTAAAGTTATAGGTTATGTAACAGATGCTTCCAATGATGATATATACCTGTTTTATACTAATTACGCAGGAACTTTAAGTGAGCATCAAGCAGATTCCTCGGGGACTGGAACTTTTTCCGCTATAGTAAAGTATAATTCTATTACTTCAGATTTTACCAAAGTAATAGTTAGTGGTCTTTTTTTAAATTTTTCAGAAAAAAACCCAGTATACGGAATAAATGTAGTAGAAGATTTTCTTTTTTGGACCGACGATAGAAATCAGCCAAGAAAAATAAATATAAAAAGAGCCGCAGCAGATCCTACACATTACAATAACGAAGATAGTATATCTATTGCTAAATATGCGCCATATAAACCTATGGACTTATATAAAAGCTATGATGGAACGTATAAAACA